CGGGCATGGACGGGCGAGATCGTCCGTGTCGTGACCTACGCCGAGTTTGCCCCGGATGCGCGCTCGTTGGCGGCGCAGCTGGAGGCGTTTCTACTGGACCCCGCCCACGTGCCGGGTCTGACTATCTATCCCGCAGTGGGGCTGAGCGTGGTTCGGGATTCCCCGGACGCGTCCCGCTGGATTGCGGCTTTCGCTGTGAAGGCTGCTACTAACCGAAAGGAGCCATAGCATGGCTACTACTGACGTTGCAGACCGCGTTCACATTTGGAAGAACGCCGAGGTCTACATTTCCATCGTGGGCGCTACCGATCCGAAGGCTGAGGCTGACGGCACGTTCGGCGCTGACTGGCTTCAGGTTGGCATCCTCGCTGATGGTTCTTCCATCGGCCAGGAGCGCGACGCTGACCGTACGGAGATCCTTGGTTGGTCTTCTCAGCTGATCGCCACCGACCAGAAGTTCAAGAAGGACACCCGCACCTTCACCTCCCTGGAGGATAACGAGGTTGTTTGGTCCCTGATGTGGCCGAACTCTGAGTTCCCGGAGGCAGGAACCCCGACTGTGGTTCTTGCTCCGCAGGATGCTCAGCGGTACATCGGGTTCCGCACCACTGACCAGAACGGCAACGTTCATGTCGAGGTGTCGCGACTGGAGGCGAACATCTACCCGTCCAGCATGGACAAGGCTGATGATGGTGCTTCGACCACGGAGTTCACTGTTGAGATCCGTAAGGATGCTGATGGTGCCCTGTACGACAAGGCTGTGTTCTCCGGTACCGGCGTGAACGTTGCTACCCCTGATGTGATCCGTTTCAAGACCGCTGGCACTGACCCGGAAAACCCCTAGTCGGGCGGGTGGGTGGTCCTCTGCCACTCGTCCTGACGTGATTGGAGGGGTAGATGGCGCTCTCTAAGAGACGCTCTGAGATCCTGGCGATGGACCGTCCTGTGGGAATCATCATCGGGTCGTCCACCATCGCGGGGGTCGGGGCGGGTGCTTCGTGGCCGGACAAGTCCATTTCCGCTCTGGTGGAGTCTGCGATACGGGGGAAGGTCCACCAGGATGCTGCGGGCGAACCGCGTACGGCGAATGCTGGTGCCAGTTGGCCCCGCGCTACTCGAACCGGGGGAACGTCGAACTCGTCCGGCCTCGGGCACACCAACATTCTCGTCACTTCCGGTGCCCCGGTGTCATGGTCGATGACGGACTGCACTGGGGCGTGGTTCGGTCTGCGTGAGGGGGGTGGGACCGGCACGGTCACCGTCTCTGTGGACGGTGACACCCCGGCTCCGATCCCCCTGTCTACGTCCGGCGATCTGACGTTCTCAGCGTCGTGGGATTCCGGGGAGCTTCCCCGTGGTACTCACACGTTCGAGTTTTCCACCACCGGCGAGACAGTGATCGACTTCGTACACCTGTACGACGGCGACAACACCGCCGGTGCGATCATGCTGAACGGCGGCTGGGGCGGGTCCACCTTGGACTGGCATCTCACCGCCAATCAGCAGGCACTTACGCTTCGCCCGCGACTGCGGCACCTGGACCCTGATTTCATCATCCTGTCCTACGGCAGCAATGAGGAGTCGTCGGGGAAGACCCAGGCAGAGGTTACGGCGACGCTGAACCAGATGCTAGCTGTGATCTCTGAGGAGTGCGCGAAGAACCCGTGGATCGTCCTCGCGTCACAGGACGCGCCGAAGGACGAGGGGTACGACCGTGAGCAGATCATCGGCCCCATGCGTACCGCTGCCGCGCTCGACCCCGCGAACCGTGACTTTACGGACGCGATGGAAGGCTACTGGTCCGGCGACATTGACGCCGATAAGGCTGCGGGAATCCTCGCCTCGGATGGTGTTCATCCGACCGCGAAGGGGCACGCCGATCTAGCCGCTCGACTGATTACCGCGCTCAATCTGGGCGCAGAAAGTGAGGAGGACATGCCTTTCGTCCCCCGCGATGATTGGAAAGCCGGAGACGATTACGAGGCTGCCCGAATCATTGAACTGGAAGCCGCCGCCGCTGCTGGCGAGGCTGCCGCTACTGAGGTTGCAAACCTTGCTACCTCCACGACCGCCGCGCTCGGAACCAAGGTGGACGCTTCCACTACCCCGAACTCGGTCTACGGCGTCGGGTCTACCGGACAGCCGTACCTGCGCACTGTCTCTGGCACATCGAAGACGGCCAACACTGTTCCGGTCCGTGGCTCTAACGGGATCATCGTCGTCGGTGATCCGACCAGTGCCGATCACGCCGCAACGAAGAAGTACGTGGATGATCTGATCGCGGCTCAGGCAGCGCTGATTACCGCGCTGGATGCGCGTGTCACTGCGCTTGAGCCCCCTGCCGAGGGTTAACACGCTGGCCCCGTGGGTGACGGGGCGTTACAAGTAGTCACCCGGTGCGGTGCGCTCTCCGTGTGTCGGAGCGCACCCACCACAAAACTTTCATCCGACACACACATGCCGAAAGGACACACAATGGCTACCACCCGAAAGACCAGCACCGTCGAGGTTGCGAAGAAGGCCGGCAAGGCGCTCGAAAACGAGGCCAAGGCTAACGCCGATCTTGTCGAGATCACCCTCACCATCCGTGGTGATGAGGTGACCGTTCTCGCGCCGCCGAACGTTGAGGCCGCGAACTGGCGTGTTCCCCTGCTCATGCAGGAGGGGACGAATCAGTCCATCGCTAAGGCGATCCCCCTCATCCTCGGTGACGAGGGTTGCGCGAAGCTCGACGCTCACGGCGCATCGTTCAACGACCTCAACACGTTCCTGGAGCTGTGGTCTGAGGAAATCGGCATGGGGGAATGATGTGGCTACCGGGCCTACCAGCATTCATGGTGCTGTTCGCCCGGTGGCCGCGCGAGCTGGAGGCGGATCTTCAGCGGTTTTACGGTGTGGACCTGACGGGCCTGTACCGGGGGGAAGTGTCGTGGCGGCGCGTGTATGCGCTCACGGCGGGGCTTCCTATCGAGTCGCTTGTGCGGTCGCAGCAGGCGGACATGCCCACGATGACGGGTGTGGAGGCGCGTGTGGTTGAGCTGTGGGAGGCGCAGGCGGGTAAGGAACATCCGGTGCGTGAGCTTATGGGGGCGCGTGCGAAGGCTGTTGAGCGTGCGGAGCGTGAGGTGGCGAAGGAGCGGCAGAGGGCTGCGGCTCGTGCGAGGAATGCGGCGGCGCTGGAGCGTCAGCGGCAGATGTCTATGAATTAGAGGGGTTGTCATGTCTGCTACTGGCTGGTCGGTGTTGCCGGTTACGGTGTCGCTGAAGGGGGTTCAGTCGGCCCTGTCTAAGGGGTTGTCTGGCCCGCTCACGTCTTCAGGCAAGAAGGCGGCGAAGATCCTGGAGTCCTCCATGAAGGAGGGCGCGGAGAACGGCGCTAAGGCCGTGGAGATTGCGCAGAAGCGTGCTGAGAAGGCGACGCAGAACGTTGCGACCGCCGAGCAGAAGGTGCAGGACGCTAAGGGCAAGACTGAGATCGCGGTCAAGAAGGTTGAGGCTGCGGAGCTTGCCCTGGAGACTGCCCGGTCTAAGGGTGGTTCGCAGGTCGAGCAGGCCGAGAAGAATCTGAAGGATCTTCGGGAGTCGGGCAAGGCTACGGCGGAGCAGTTGAAGGCCGCTGAGGACAAGCTGGATCAGGCTCGGTCGTCTGCGGGGTCCACGGTCGCGTCGAAGGAAGCGGCTGTTATGTCGGCCCGTCAGCGGTCGGAGAAGGCCGCCGAGCAGTTGAAGTCCGCTGAGGATAATCTGGTCACCGCTCACCGTAAGGCGGAGGACGCCGCCGATAACGTGAAGGCCGCGACGAAGCGGATGGGCGACGGCATGGAGGATGCCGAGTCCGGGGCGAAGGGGCTGAAGGGCAAGCTGGAGGAACTGGTCGGTTCTTCTGAGGGTGTCGGTAAGGGCTTCGAGTCGATCAAGGGGAAGCTCGGGCTTCTGACTGGTGCGGCTGGTATCGGCGGTATTGGTGCCGCTTTTGCTACGGGCATGGACATTACGCAGGCGACGGACAAGATGAACCGTCAGCTCGGGTTGACGGGGGATGCTGCTAAGGCCGCGTCTGCTGAGGTCCGTGACGTGATGAAGACCGGTATCGCTGGTGGCGTCGATGAGGCTGCGGGTGCTATCGGTGCTCTGAATGGTCAGTTCAAGTATCTCGGTTCTGAGGGTGAGCAGACTGCCGCGCAGTTGGCGGACAACTTCATCGCGTTCTCGGAGACGTTTGGTGTGTCGATTGAGGAAGCGACACAGACTGCCGGCCAGCTAATCCAGAACGGGTTGGCCGGAGATGTTGAGGAAGCGGCGGATCTGATGACCGCTGCGATGCAGCGTGTTCCGGCTGCGATGCGGGATGAGATGCCGGAGATCATCAACGAGTACGGAACGAACTTCCGTGCTCTTGGTTTTGACGGTGAGGAGGCTTTCGGGCTTCTCGTTGCTGCCTCGGAGAAGGGCAAGTGGGCACTGGATAAGACCGGCGACTCCCTGAAGGAGTTCACGATCCGTGGCTCTGACATGTCCGAGTCCTCGAAGACGGCGTTCGAGTCTGTGGGGCTGAACGCCGAGGAGATGGCGAACAAGATTGCGCAGGGCGGCGAGGGTGCGCGGGATGCTTTGAAGCAGACTGCTGAAGGCCTGTTGCAGATGGAGGATCCTGCGGAGCGGGCGAACGCTGCTATCGCCTTGTTCGGCACTCCTCTGGAGGATCTGTCGGTTGACCAGATCCCGGATTTCCTGGAGTCCCTTTCTGAGGGCGCTGGGGGCATGGCTGATTTTCAGGGGTCGTCGCAGGAGATGGCCGACCAGATGAAGAACAGTCTGGAAGGCCGGATGAACAGCCTGAAGGGTACGGTTCAGTCGCTCGCTGGTGATGCGTTCATGAAGCTGTGGGACGCGCTGGAGCCTATCGCTAAGTGGGCTTCGGAGAACAAGGATTGGTTGACGCCTATTGCGGTGAGTATCGGTGTCTTTGCCGGAGCGGTCGCTGTCGCCTCGGGCGCTATGGCAGTGTTCAACGCTGTCATGGCGATCAACCCGTTTGTGTTGATCGGCCTGGCTATTGCCGCCGTTGTTGCGGGTCTGATCTGGTTCTTCAAGAAGACGGAGCTGGGCCAGAAGATCTGGGAGGGCTTTGTTGATGTCCTGAAGGGCGCGTGGGACTGGATCAAGAACGTCTTTGTCGCCGGATGGGATTGGGTCAAGGAGGCTATCCCCGCTGCGTGGCAGGCGATCAAGGACAAGACCAAGGAGATTTGGGATGCGCTCACCGAATACCTGTCTGACAATTGGGACGCAATCAAGGGCACAGCCGAGAAGATTTGGAACGGGATCAAGGACTTCTTCACCGGACTGTGGGACGGGATCAAAGAAGTCTTCACGCTCGCGGTTGATGGGATCAAGTGGTACCTGGAGTCCTACTGGGCTTTGATCACTGGGACGATCACCCTGGTGTGGGATGGGATCAAGCTGTACTTCACTACCTTGTGGGAGGGTATCAAGCTGATCTTCACGACGGCGTGGGATATCATCTCGGGGTTCTTCACGACGGCGTGGCAGACGTTCACTGGCCTGGTCCAGGCGGTGTGGAACGGGATTTCGGCGTTCTTCTCTTCGTGGTGGTCTGCACTGACCGGTATCTTCACTGGCGCGTGGAATGGTATCAGTAGTTTCCTTTCTGGCTCGTGGAATGTGATTCGTGATCTTGCGGTCAATGTGTGGAACGGTATCAAGGATTCGATCACGAATGCTTGGAATGCCACCAGGGATGCTATTGCTAATGCGGTCGGTGCGATCATCGGCAAGCTGGGTGAGATGGTGTCCAGCGCTAAGGCGAAGATTGACGAGATGGTCGGCAAGGTCGTCGGCATGAAAGACAACATTGTCAGCGCACTGTCGGACGCTGGCACATGGCTTTGGAACACTGGTAAGGCCATCGTCCAGGGCGCTATCGACGGGATCATGTCGGCCCCGAACGCCATCTACGACGCGATCATGTCGCTGGTGCCAGACAGCATTAAGGGCGCAGTATCCTCGGTCGTCGGATGGTTCTCTGCTGATGGTTCTATCGCTTACGCTAATGGCGGGGTTGAGGCTTACGCTAATGGCGGTACTCGCGGCGAGAAGCATGTTGCACAGATCGCCAGGCCGCAGGGACCGTTCCGGGTGTGGGCTGAGCCGGAAACTGGTGGCGAGGCGTACATTCCGCTGGCGCTGTCGAAGCGTGCAAGGTCGAAGGCGATCTTGGCGAAGACGGCTCAGATCATGGGCCTGTCTGTGGTGGACCATAAGGGCGATACGGTGTCTTCCGCTATCCCCGGCGGGGCTGCCGGCAAGCCGATTGAGGCGTTCGCTAATGGTGGTATCCGCACCCCGAAGGAGATGTTGGCGTTCGCTAAGGGGCAGTCTGTCGCTGGGCAGAAGGCTTCGCGTTCTTTGGAGGGTGCGCCGTATGTGTTCGGCGGGTCGAACTGGGGCGATTGTTCTGGCGCTATGTCCGCGTTCGCTGCGTTCATGACTGGTCGTGCCCCGTTCCCCCGGAAGTTCTTTACGGGCGATGAGGGATCTGTTCTGCGCTCGTATGGCTTCACGATGGGTAAGGGGCCGTCTGGGACGCTCCGGATTGGCTGGTACAACGGCGGGCCTGGCGGCGGGCACACTGCCGGCACCCTGCCGGACGGTACGAAGGTCGAGATGGGTGGCAATCGCGGCAATGGGCAGATCGGCGGCGGAGCTGCTGGTCACCTGCTGGCGAACGGTACGAACTGGGCGTGGATCAGGGGCAAGGCCGATGGCCCCGCACTGAGGAACACCAACCCGAACCGTGCCACCACTGTTTCGGGCACTACGTCTGGTGGCGACGCGAATGTGGTTGAGGTTGATTCCTCGAACACTGCGGTTGCCGCTGCCGCGACGGAAACCACCCCTACTACTTGGTCTGGTATCGCCGGCGATTTCGCTAAGAACTGGACCGAGGGGATGGTTCAGGACGCGCTCGGCGTGTTCGGGATCTCCGATACTCTGCCTCCGATCTTCCAGGCCGCGAATCAGTATTACGCGGTGGATGAGAAGGGTGAGGGCGCGGATGCTGTCAACGCTCAGATCGCGGATGCCGCGTCTGACTCGACGGTGGCGACCACTGCCGCGAAGCCTGCTTCGACGGTGGAGAACGTGCCGGAGGTGAAGGTCGGTTCCCTGAAGAAGGGCGAGTACAAGAAGGGGGCGGCGTTCTTCTGGGAGGAGATCGCTAAGGCCGCTTCTGAGCGTCGCTTGGGCTTCGCTGCGGCGAAGATTGCTGGTGCTACCGCACTGGTGGAGTCTGGTGATCCGCTGCGCATGTGGGCTTCGTCGGTGGATACTGCGTCGCAGCGGTACCCGTACGATTCCATCGGGTCGGATCATGATTCGTCGGGCCTGTTTCAGCAGCGCAACAATGGGGCGTGGGGCACTGTCGATCAGCGGATGAATGCTCGCGCTTCTGCGGGCATGTTCCTGAACGCGATGGTGAAGAAGTTCCCGGGGTGGCGGACGATGGAGCCTGGCGCTGTGGCGCAGGGGGTTCAGGTGTCGGCGTTCCCGTCGAAGTACGCCACGAAGATGGGCGCGGCGGAGAAGGCCCTGGCGAAGTTCAAGGGCAAGCTGCCGTCGTTCTCGACGGGCACGTCTCGCGTTGTTGGCGGGTCCGCTCGTGGCGTGGATGATGTGTTGTCCCTGCTGGCGCAGGATGAGGCGGTTCTGACCGCTGAGGCTGCGGACGTGTTGGGGCGTGACACTATCGCCGCGATCAACAGCAACCCGCAGGCGTTTGTCCGTCCCACTGCCCAGGTCGCTACTGCCCCCGCCGTGAATGGTGGCGGTCAGGGTGACACCTACGTGTTCCAGGCTGTGAACACGGATGAATTGTCCACGATGTATCGGCGCGCTGCTGCGGGTCGAGTGAGGGGTGCCATCGGTGCCCGCTAGGGGGTTGTCATGTCTGAGCTGAATCTGGCTGCGGTCACGCTGACGGGGGTGGATGGTTCGGTGTGGCACCTTGCGGGTGCTGATGCGTGGGGTGCGCCGGTGCAGGTCCGCGAGTCCTCGTTGGGGGATTTGTTTGATGTGCCGGTGAACACGTCCCGGAAGTCTGTGGTGGGTAAGCCTGGCACGAAGTTCCTGGGGTCGAGGATGCTGGAGCGGAACATTCTGCTGCCGGTGTTGGTGCAGGGGTCTTCGCTGGAGTCGTTTGCGGAGGCCGATTCGGGGTTCCGTAAGGCTCTGGACTATGAGGAGCCGGCTCGCTTGTCTGTTGTGACTGAGGAGTCGGGGGAGCGGTGGATTGATGTTCGCTTGTCGGAGCAGTTCAGTTTCGAGGGTGAGTATGATCCGCACTTGGATTTCCGTGCCGAGTACACCGTAAGTCTGGTTGCGGATGATCCGTTGTGGCGTTCGGAGACGGCGCATTCGGAGTTCGTGTTTAATGGCCTGAACTGGTACGAGGGCACGGTTCGGGTGTCGAATCCGACCGATGTTCCGGTGTGGCCGAAGTGGGTTCTCACGTCCCCGGCGAAGTGGATTCTTCCCGACCCGGACGTGAAGGGGGGGGGGGATCTTTCCCGCACTATTGTTCTTCCGTTTCAGAAGCTCGGTCACGATGTGGTGGTTGATTCTGACCCTACGGTCGAGATGGTGACGGACACGAAGAATGCGTTGTTGTGGGCGCAGATGGGCGGGCAATTCTTCAACTTCTCAATCCCGCCGCGCACTCAGCCGATTGATATTCCGGTGGCGGTGGACCCGTTGCCGTTGTTGGGTACGTGGATTCCCGATGAGGGGCGGCGTTGGTTTGCTGCCAGGATGAAGGAGTTTGCGGAGGCTACGGGGTTGGATGAGTTTCTGATGCTCACGCCGCAGCAGTTGGGCGCGGTTATGGCTCAGTGGATTCGGGATCTCACCCCGGATTGGATTGAGGGTCTGACGGATTGGTTGTTCCCTGTTTTGTCGGCGGAGAACATTGCGAATGCGATTGTTCAGCAGTGGGGTTCGGTGTCGAATATGGCGGGCGCTACGGCGCAGATTCGGTTGGAGCGTCAGTGGACTAGGCCGTGGGGCTTGGAGTAGGGGGTTGTCATGGCGGTTGCCGTGGAGAAGTTGCGGGAACTGGACACGATCTACGATGCGGCCTTGAATCGGCGTTCTCAGCGGGAGAAGCTTCGTCGTGAAGCGCCGTTGGTCCGCTTGTATGACGGGGATTGGAATCTGAAGGGTCGTGTCGCGGGGGAGTATGAGGCGTCGTTTGAGTGGAAGCTGAATGATACTGGCTCGGGCACGATTGTCCTGCCGGATGATCATTACCTGGCGAAGTGGGCGCTCGCTCAGCAGCGCGTGGGTAAGGCGAAGAACGTTCATGTCGCGGTGGATAAGGATGGTGCCCGGTGGTCCGGGCGGCTGGAAACCTTGTCGATGGAGCAGGATGATCTCGGGGTTCGCAAGGTCACCCTGAACTTCCTGCACGACTACGAAGAGCTGAAGCACGTCCTCGTGTGGTCCAACCCGTTCACCCCGGCTGCGGTGCAGTTCCCCCGCGTGTTCATGCTCGCCGGCCCGTCCCGCTACATGCTGAAGCTCGCCCTGTTCCTGAACCTTGCTAGGTTGCAGGGTTCGTGGTGGGCGATGCCTGATGATCCGCTGGACTTTGATTCGTGGACGCAGGGCCTACGCCTGAACCAGTGGCCGATCATGGTCAAGCCGGATTCGCTGCTGCTCGATGATTCCGAGTGGACGATCCTCAACAGTCGTTTCAAGACGTGGCACGACATGGCGAAGGGCACGCTCGATGATGCTGGTCTTATGGTCGAGTGCCGTCGTTGGCTGCATGGAGATCCTTTGCCTTGGCTGGGCGCTCAGCCGCGAAACGGACAACTGATTGTTGATGTGGTGGATAAGGGCGGCTGGTTCGGTCAGACGGCTGTGGGTGGCACGATTCTTGGCGGTTTGGCTCGCACGGTTCTGACAGTTGCGGATGATCTGGTTGATGAGGTTCGTGAGGCGTCGGGCGCTATGGCGGAGTCGAACGAGTATGCCGTTAGTGGTTTCCTCGGGGTTGCGCCGGAGAATCCGTGGGTGGTGTTCCGCACTGACACGGAGAAGGGCACGAACGTTGCGGAGTCCACGTCGTACACGTGGCAGCCTGCGACAGTGACGCAGATCGTTGCGGGCGGGCAGTCGGCACCTGGTGTGAATGAGGCGATCACCGCTTCGTTGCAGTTGGCCGGAGCGTTCGTGGAAACGTATCTGGCGGTCCCGAATCTTGGTGATCCGTTGGCGACGATCCTGGAGCCACTGTTCGAGGACACACTACTTGCGTTCATGTCGTACAAGTCGCTTCAGCGGTCCTCGTCGTTGGGCTGGTCACACTACTACGAATCGTGGGTTCAGGGCGGCGATAAGGCGTACACCTTGTCTTCGATCATGGCGATGCGTAAGGGGATGCTGGATACCCGCGAGAAGGTGACGCACACGCTCACCGTGGGCGATGGTGGGCCGTACCTGATTGGCGAGCAGGGGCAGGGGCATTTCTTCCTCGGCGACCGTGTGGGTGCCGAGATCCCTGGTTCTGGTGGCCGTGTGACGGTTGAGCAGGTGTCGGATCTGCGGTTGGCGTGGGATGCGGATACCCCGCATCAGTGGGAGATCACGATTGGTGACCCGCAGGTGAAGGGCGATGGCGACCCGATTGATTGGGCTATTTCAAAGATCGCGGACACGGCTTCCGCGTTGAAGGATCAGGGGGTGTTGGCGTGATTCCGTTGCAGAAGGATATGGATCTTGATGATCCGGTTGAGTCACTGTTGTGGGCTTTGGTCCTGCTAAACACGAAGCAGGGTGCACCGTTGATGTATCCGGTGCCGTTGATGCGGGAGCAGGCGCAGAACCTCTGGGATCGTGGTTTGCGGTTCCACCCGGAGTTGCAGAAGTCGTGGTACCACCCGCCGGGAAACGAGCAGGGTGGGTTCACTGCACAGTTGTCGGGGGAGTGGCGGGATGAGCCGCCGCGCCGCGAGGAGGAGCCGGTGGCTCAGGCGTTGTCGTTGATGTCGCCGGAGATGAAGGCGGAGTTGCGTAGGCAGTTGAATGAGGGGGTGGAGTGAGTGGCGGTTATTCCTGGTGGTTCTCATCCGGTGCCGGATGGGGCGAAGCAGTCTGGTGCTGATCTTGCCCTGATTCAGAATCTGACTGAGGCGGATGTTCGTAATCAGATCAAGGGGCAGGCGCTTCTGCCGTGGCAGTCGGCGCATGGTTCGTTCTTTACGAACATCATTGGCGGTATCGGTACCGCTATTTGGAACGGCATTAATGGAATTGCGAACACTGTTGGTTCTTGGGTTGGTATTTTTCACCAGGCGGGGACGCAGATCCGTGATGGTCAATTGGACCTGAATGACCGGACGGATCTCTTGTCCCCCCTGCTCGACTATTGTTCCGTGTCGTCTAACCCGGGGTCGGGCGAGCATCGCGTGAGTAATGCTAGGTTCCCGTTCACCTATCAGATTGGTCCGTCTCGCGGTGTTACAAACATGGGTGATGGTCGTCTCAGGCTGGACGATAAGGGCTTGTGGGATTTGCGGGCAATGGTCACCGCATCCTGGATGAGTGTGCTAGGCGACAGTCAGATGCAGGTGTTCCTTCGGGTTGTGAAGCCTGACGGCGGGCTGCATTCCGTTTACTCGGAGCAGGGATACTACATGAAGACAACCAACAACGTCACGATGACGTTGGTGTCGTCGGTGGTTATCCCGGAGCCTGGATATTTTGTGGACGTGTACATTATCGGCCCTGGTGATCGTGGATATTGGGTCGGCCCGAAGTGGAACCGTTTGACGGTTCAGCATATTTCGCGTGACGTTGAGAATGGTACTGGCGGTGAGGGTTCAGCAACCCCGACCGATCCGACTGGATAATTAGGGGGGCATTATGCCTGTTGTTCATTTCAAGTTCGCTGCTGTTGATGCAACGTTGACGAGTGGCGTTATCACAGTGTGGTCACCGAAGCTGCGGCCCGGCGGCACGTCCGCTATCACGGGGGAGAAGCGCGAAGCGCTGCTGTCGAATGGTGAGGCGTCGCTGAATCTAGAGCCGGGGCCGATTGTCGGTCATGTGACCGGCGACGGTGCGACGCATCAGTTGAAGTTCACTGTTCCTTCGCAGGACGAGCAGGTCGAGTTCTTGGACCTGTTGGAGGACAATTACGACTATGAGCCGGAGATTGTGCGGGCGGCTCAGCAGGCGGCGCGTGAGGCGCGGGCTTCGGCTAATGATGCTGCGGCGTCTGCGGCTGTTGTGGGTTCTGCCGAGCGTGTGTTGCAGGCTGAGGCGGCGTCTGGGGCTGCTCAGTCTGCTGCGGAGTTGGCGCGTGATGCTGCGGCGTCTTCGGCTTCCGCGTCGGCGCAGTCTGCGTCTGATTCTGCGGCTGCTCGTGATGCTGCGGTTGTGGCCCGGGGTGGTGCGGAGTCGGCTCAGGGTGGTGCGGAGTTGGCGCGTGATGCTGCGGTTGTTGCGCAGGGTGCGGCTGAGCTGGCGGAGGATGGGGCGGTTTCCGCTCAGTCTGGGTCGGAGGATGCGCGTGACGCGGCCGTTGGGTCTGCGTCGGATGCTTCTGCGTCTGCCACTGCCGCTGATGGTTCCGCTGCTGCTGCGGCCCTGTCCGCTTCTGCTGCTGCCGGTTCAGCGTCGGATGCTCAGGCGTCGGCTGCTGCTGCTGCGCAGTCTGAGGGTGTGGCTGCTACTGCCGCGACGGATGCGGCTGATGGTGTGCGGTCGGAACTGTCTGGGCTTGTGAACACCGCTTCGGGCCATGCGGACGATGCTGCCGGTTCTGCGGCTGCTGCTGCTCAGTCGGCGCAGGATGCGGCGTCTGTGGTGTCGGATGGTGTGCCGGATGCTTCTACGACGATGAAGGGCAAGGTTCAGCTCGCGGGTGATCTCGGGGGCACGGCTGATGCTCCGACGGTGCCGGGTCTGGCGGGTAAGGCTAACGCCTCTCACGTTCACGCGGTTGCGGATGTGACGGGGTTGCAGTCGGCGCTTGACGGGAAGGTGTCTACCACTTCGACGGGTACTCGACTGTATGGCACGACTTCTGGCGGCTCACAGACGCAGGTGCAGTACGCGAACGGGGCGACGGCGAACACTGTCGCCTATCGAGGAACTGGGGCAACCTTGCCGGTCGGTGAGCCTACGGATAGTTCGCACGCGACCACGAAGAGCTATGTGGACGCGGCGCTGGCAGGAAAACTGAACGCGTCAAAGATTCAGGTTGTTTCCGCACTTCCGAGCACACCGGACTCTAACGTAATCTATTTTGTGACGGGGTGATTACGCATGGCAATTAATGTAGGGGCGACCCCTATTAAGTCAGTATATTACGGGTCCACACCAGTGAACTCTGTTTACTCTGGATCTGAACTGGTATGGAAGTCTGGCCCGAACTGGATATTTTTCGACGACTTCAACCAGCCGGACGGCCCAATGTCGGGACCTTACACCCAGAATGGTATCCAATACTACTCTGGCGCAGTGGGGTCTTACAATACGACTATTAGGCAGGCGAACTGTACTGTTGCGCCGTCTACTCCTAATATTGTGGTGAAGGCAACATTGAGGGCCGGAACTTATAGTAGTTCAGGTAGATGGTGTGGTCTGCATATTACCAATAATGTAGACGTAATCACCTCATCATTCATCTCTTTAGATATATCTCCGTCAAACAATAAGCTTTCGTTGCGCAGTAGCACTTCCCCGGGAACTACCCTATGGTCGATGACCTACACTGTTAAAAGTGGCGACACCATAGAACTGTCAAGGGTGGGGGTGGAACTGAGAATCAGTCTCAATGATTCTCTGGTTTACACCGACAATTCCGGCATCGTTGATACTTCGGATCAACTTTACGGGGGGTTCTATGTTGGACATTACACCGGGCCTCTTATTGACGATTTTAGTATCGGTGAAATCTGATGGACGCTAAAACACTTTCCGCCGCAATGGGCGGATCACTAAGCCTCGCACGCTATGAGGCTCTACTTCCCGCATTCAATGCGGCGATGGTTGCGGCAGGGATTACAACACCGCTACGTGCCGCACACTGGTGCTCGCAGTTGGGGCATGAGTCAGGTGGGTTGCGCTGGATGGAGGAAATCGCCTCTGGTGCGGCCTATGAGGGGCGAACTGACCTCGGGAACACGGTCGCCGGGGACGGCGTGCGGTTCAAGGGCCGCGGGCCGATTCAGGTCACCGGACGGTACAACTACACCGCCGTCAGCAAGTGGGCGCACAGCAAGGGGCTAGTCCCGACAGCAACGTTCTTTGTGGACAACCCCGCGCAGCTCGCTAGTGACCAGTACGGGTTCATCGGACCTGTCTGGTACTGGACAGTCGCCCGCCCGGGACTGAACGCCCTGTGTGACGCAGACGATGTTGTAGGCGTCACCAAAGCAATCAACGGGGGAACGAACGGCCTCGCAGACCGGAAGGCACGTCTAGCGACCTGCAAAGCACTAGGGGCAGCACTACTGCCCGACACGACAACAGAGGGGGGAACGACATTGAGCTACTACGATCTCGACTGGTCCAGCCGATTCAACTTCGGCGGACCACGGTCACTGTCCGGTATCCAGCGGATCGTCATCCATACGACCGAGAACTCGGCAGGCACACCTGCCGAGAACGTGGCGAACTACCAGATCAACAGTCAGTCCGGCTCGTACCACGTTTTGGTGGACACCACGGGTAAGCGTCTGCGGGAGAACACCGATGACTGGATCACTTGGTCTACCGGCAATAACGCTGGCAACGTGCAGGGCGTCAACCTGTCGTTCGTCGCGCAGGCCGCATGGACCCGAGCACAGTGGCTCGCACAAGAAAAGATGCTGCGGGCCGGGGCGACTGTCGTCGCCTACTGGTCGAAGACGCGCAACATTCCGGTGACGAAGGTGACCACCGGGCGGGGAGTGTGCGGCCACGGTGATCTCCGAGCATTCGGCGGTACCGACCACACGGACCCCGGTCCGAACTTCCCGTGGGACGTTTTCCTGTCCTACGTCAACCAGGTGCTCGCCGGGGGCGGCACTACTACACCCAAGGGGGATACTTTGAGCGCACAAGCTGAGAAGCGAATCGAACTCATGCTCGACCAGATTGTCGGGCCGGAGAAGAAGGCCAACGGGGACTACAAGTTCACCGGCTGGCCGCAGCTCGGGGGTGCCACTGTCGTGGACTTCCTCGTGAAGCAGGACAAGAAGATCGACGCGCTCACCAAGGCCGTCGCAGACCTGAAGGGTGGCAAGTAATGAAGACCAAGAAGTTCACGCAGCCGTGGTTCATTCGCCGAGCTGTCTATGCCATTGTCGGTGTGGTCCTCCTCGTCGCTGCGGGCTTCGGCCTGATCGATGAGGGGCAGATCGACACTATCGCCGCGTCACCGATCCTCGGTGCGCTGGTCGCTTTCCTCGCGTCCGCGAAGACGAATGCGGGGTCCGACTCCACGGTCACCGCGCAGGATGTCGCGGTTGCCGCGTCCGCGAACCACGGCGGGCCGTCCGTGGAGGCCATCGTCGCCGAGGCGCTGAATCAGGTCCAGTCCTACGGTGAGCACGCCGCAGAGGTTGTGAAGAGCAAGGCTGAACAGACGGTCGCGGACTACTACGCCGGACGGAAGTAATGCCCGGGTGGATGCGCCAAGCGCGGCGCTTCGCCACCTCCGATGAGGCCGGACTACTCATCGTCGGCACGATTGCCGCAGTCCGAGCTTTCGCCTACACGCCGCTCACACTGCCGCCTGAGACGAAGGCTACGCACCCTGCCGAGGCGTGGGTCTCGATGGATGTTTGGTCTGTGGTGTGGGGAGTGGTCGCGGTGCTGTGCTTCGCGGCCGCCGTAGCGTGGAGAACTCGACCTGCCGCTGTCGCGTTCGGCGCTATCGTCGGCCTGCACGCACTGTTCGGGTTCTCGTTCCTCTTCGCCACCCTGTCTGGCGATATGGGCCGTGGATGGGTGAGCGCAAATAGTTACGTCGCTATCTCGTTCCTTGTGTTGTGGGGCTTGTCCCGACGCGAGCCTCGGGAGGATGTGAAGCCGGAGGGGGCGTTGCCGCGTGCAGATCCCCAGTGAGGTGTGGCCGGTTGTCGCCGCTGTCGCTTCCGGAGTGCTCGCATGGCTGGCAACCCGGACGAAGACGAAGGGGGATCAGCAGATTGCCGACCGTCCCGATTGGCAGGGGTTCACCGACCAGATTCAGGAGTGGACGGAGCAGCGGTTGGCGGAGCGGGACAAGAAGATTGACCGTCTGGAGCAGGATGTTGGCGAGCTTCGCGCCGAGGTGAGTGTTCTGCGCCGGAAGTACAATGCAGCATTGCTGTTCATCCGTGATCTGGTGCGGAAGTCCCCGGAGGTTCATGCTGATCTGCCGGGTGAGATTGTGGATGATTTGTGACATGTTGAGACCCCCTCTGGGCTGTGGCCTGGAGGGGGTCTTTTTGTCGTTTGTGGGTGCGTGGATTTGACGCATATTTGACGCACGTAGGTGTCCATCGAGGTCCACGATGTTCCAAACTTGACCATGGTGCTCACAGTGTGCATGAACCTCAAAGTGGCAGCAAGAGACGCATTTACGCAGATCAGACACACTAACCCAAATGGGGGTGCCGCTACCGTTGACGATGGTTTACACCCAGCAGGTCGGCGGTTCGAACCCGTCAGTGCGCACCATCGGTGACCAGCAGTTCCGTCCTCGCAGGAGGCTTCGGGCTGCTGGTCTTTCTGATACCTGGCTACATCTTGACTGCTGGTCGGGGTGGGTGAGTGCCTGTCGCCGCCCGCCGCCACCGTGCGCTCTGCGCCCACTTGAACGCTGAATAACCCGTCCGGGGGTAGCGGAAAGGTTGATCATGGCCGACGAGGTGTGCGAAGTGTCACCGGAGCTTTGGGGTTTTCCGGATGCTCGACTAGCCTTGCCTAACTGAAGAATGCTGTTTCAGTAGAAGTTTTGCGCGTCCAGGAGAGTCACACATATGCCGTCCACCCGTTCACTCCGCCTGGCTTCGGCAGCGGCACTGACCGCCGCCCTGCCCCTCGTCGGTGTCGCCACCGTCCCCGCGACGGTTCTCCCCGCGGCCGTCGCCGACGACAACTCGCAGTGCCAGGCCGTCTCCTCCGCCACGATGGACTGGGGCATCAAACAGTCCTTCCGCAACTACCTCACCGGCCCGATCGCGGCCGGCGGCTGGGACCTCAACGGTGTGACCTACAACGGTTCCTCGGAGAACGCCGAGGACGGCGCCTTCCACTTCACCGCCGACGCGGCAAAGGCCGCTGTCCAGGGTGACGACGCCGACCTGCCGCTCAAGGGCACCATGAAGCTGACCGGTCACGGCGGCATCATCAACGTCACCCTCTCCAACTTCACCCTCCAGGTCCGCGGCGACCGGGCCCAGCTGCTGGCCGATGCCAGCTACATCGGCGCCGATCCGGAAGCCATCGTCGGCTCCATCAGCGGCAAGCCGGCCTTCACGCAGAAGCCGGTCGCCACCTTCTCCCTGGAGAACACACTGACCCAGGCCGGTTCCGGCGACGGTTCGGCCACGCTCACCGGTCAGAGCTGGATCCACGAGAACCTCAACAAGGCGCTCCTCGGCTCCTACGGGGAGGGAAAGAACGACGGCGACCCGGTGCGCATCACCGTCAAGACCTCCGGTGCCGGCGACTGTGC